CGTCAGATCTTACTACCGCGCCGTCATACACGCCGCGGGAAACGATAAGCTTGCCATTTACGGCGATAGGTCTTTGTCCGGCACCGGTACCAATTTGGACCGTGGTGCCATCTAGGCGCTCTAAGGTAATAGCGGTAGCCGGACTGCCGCCAGTGCGGGAAACGGGAACCCCGCCACCAGCACGAACGCGGTACCAAACAGTATCCACGTCGCCTTCAAATTTAACAAAATCACCCGCGATAACGTTCATCGTAATGAAACTAGGCGGATTTGTGGGGTCGTAACCCTGGAAGGTCATGGCCGGGCCGGTGATAACCGCATTGCCCGAGCCGCTAGTGGAATAAGTAGAACCTGTAGCGCCTACGGCCTTATCACGATCAAGATAGATGTAGGCGACTTTATCGTCCGCATCGATTTTAACAGTACCAGGACCCCAGCTCGCAGCAGATAAAGGCAGTGCCGTGGCCGTGGATTTCAGAACGAATTCACGTTCACCGATGATACCCTTAACGGTAATATCGCGGTCCCAAACTAGGGGGCCGCCAGTAGGAGCTGAAGGCAATGTACCGACGAAAGTAACGCCGTCGATTTCAACCAGGGTGGAGTCATCGGGACTGGCCGGACTTCCAGAAATAGCGTAGGCGATTTCCGAGTAGTTACGGATAGTGCTAGTGCCGCTACCGGTAGTGGTTAGGTTTACAGCCGCGCCGCCCTGAGTGAGCGATACCTGGAAGGTGTTGGCGCTAGCACTGATTACGTAGTAATTAGGGCCGGAGGTGATTGGCGCGGGGAGAGTTCCGGCCGTCGTAAATACGATTACGTCATCATTTTCGAAACCGTGGTCGGTGATTGTGATGACGTCGGTGCCGGTGTTTACGTCGCCGGAGGCAAAGGTACGAGTTAGATATTCTACGGCGATGTCGGTCTTGTTGTATTCGACGTTGTTAGCGTTTCGAATGGTAGCTGTGAACTGGTGGTTATCCGAATCAAATATCCTGCTCAAGCCCATCGCTACAGGCAATCGGAGCAGTGCTCTAAGTGAGGGCGTAGCGTTAGTCTTGATGGGGGCCGTAGTAACTGCCGGGACTGCGAGTCTAGCGCGAATATCATCGGCAGCTGCGAAAGTGCCTTGGGTGCCCGAGATCAAGTTGATGCCGGCGCGGTATCTAGTTACGTTGCCGCGGGCGTGAATGGAAGTAAAAGTACTGGAAGTGGATGCTTCGAGCTTGAAAGTTCCAATACCGAACCAATAACTAGCGTTCGGAGGGCTTTGATTCGTAGAAGCTTGTACGGCGGTATAATTTACACCGGCCAGAGTAACGAGATCGCCCACTGCATAGGCAGTAGCGGAATCCCAGGCTTCGATCTCCACGCCTTTAGCCGGGGAATCGTAGTTCGTACCTGGCGTAAAGGTAGCTTCCAGGCCGTAAGCCCATTTGCCGGGAGAAGTCGCTACCGAGCCTACCGCATCCCACCAAAGGTTCTTGGTCGAAACACTGCCGATAGCTACGCCAGAATCCGTGTACCAGAACGACGAGCCGGTGATTTCCTTGATACGGCTAAAGATGGCGTCAAACGCGTCTTTGAGGTTGTGAATGGCGTAGTCGCCGCGCTTCCAGGCTTGTGTCGCAATAGAAGTCTGAGTGACGTTTTCTTCGGTACGGGATCCAGCGCCGTCAGTTTCCCAGCGGAACGTATTGAAGGGGTTCGGAGCCGCACCGCCGGTTCCGAGGCGGAACAAGTATTGACGGGAGTTCGTGATCTCCGAGATGTTCCCGGAAGAGTTGAGCGTTACTTTATAAAGAGGGAGGAAATTACCGAAACCGGAAGTATTGATAATAATGCGGTAATCTAAGATGTAACCAATGGGCAGGGATTTTTGGATTTCGACGTCTTCGGATTGCGAAAAAGTAGCTACCTGGTCGAGAGTCGAAGTATCGGTAGCGCGGCGAAGGTCAATGGAAACGTAGTTGATGGCATTCGAGGACCAAGAGCCGATAACCTTGGGGTTTGTAGAATCAAGGGTAACATCGGCAAGATTCGAGGCTACGCGAAGCAGTGAACCGGGTTCAGTAGCCGTAGTGGCCAAAATAACCGAATCGGCGATTTTAACTTTGATGTTTTGGGGGTTACCGCCGCCGGGAGCCGAAACTACATCGAAGCCGCGAACGATATAGGGGGTGGTGATACCCGTCAATACGCCTTTAATAAGGTCGTCGAAGTCAGCAGTAACGGACGATTCCACACCGCGGAGGTGTGGGATATCTAAGCGGGCACCGGAGGGTAGTTTGAGTCGTCTGCTATTGCTCATCTTATTGCCTAAGTACCTTCAAAGATTAAGTTCTTCCGCCAAAACTGTCGATCTTACCGGGGTGATCCATGATGATAGCCTGGAACGTTATCGAACCCTGCATTACCTGTCTTTCACCTACGGACCAAGACTGGGAACCGAACATTACATAATAGGCCGTCATAACGGTTTTACCCGTGGCACGGTCTTCGAGTCTTATTGTACTATAACGTGCGGACCCCAAAGCGAAGGAGCCAGGGTTTTCTTTGCCGTTGGGGGCAAAAGACCCAAGTTTACCGTCTTCCGAAATCCCGAGGCGGGATGTACGAGGAGACATATAGCCGGCGCGTTCCGGGGAAAAATTCTTGGGGCGGAATACCGTAAGCGAACCTTCTACTATGGAAGGATTGGCACCTTGGGCTATTTCTTGGGGTACCGGGGAATCCACGGTATAGATAGGTTTTTGACCTTGGGTGACCATATAACGGAACCCGGTAGCGTAACCGACAAGCTTTTCGTTGACAAAAAGCTTTAATTCCGGTGCGTTATGCAGTGCTGACATTTAGCAGTGTCCTGTTTTGTGGCTTATGTGGACGATTCGGATCTTATCGTGGCCATTGCGATCTAAGGTCTTATTGACTTCGATCATGACCTGATAAAACGTTTGGATTGCGGTCTTGAAAGTATCGTAACTTCTTGTATTAACTAGGAAATGCTGTTCCATCAGCTCTAGCTGGTCGCTAAAACATCTGATAAAAATCTTTACGCATTGCTCCCGGTTGAACATAAGAACGCCGATACGGCCATATCACAAAGATTAGGATTTAATTGGACAAATGGGCTTATAGTGGCATATGATGTCAAAAGCTATGGATTACAAGATCTTACCCGTCGAAGACTGGACCCCGATGCCTCAAATAGCGGTCACCCTCAAGTTCGAGTATCTGGCCATTTTAGGTTTTTTAATTCCGGGCGTCGTAGAATCTCCCGAATTCATACTCAATGCTCTCAATCAAATCGAGGAAAAAAGATCTCGAAAATCTACATTTATTGACCCGGACGCAGACTCTTTAAAACAAATTGAAAAAGATGTAGCGGTTCTACTCCTTAGCGGGATGCTACACCCATCGTCTTTAATTGAGATTTATAAAAAACCCAAAATTACGACTAATCCCTCTACGGCCGCAATTCTTTGCCATCCGGAAATAGACCCCATTGAAATCTATGCATTCCTTGAAGAAAAATACCGAGAGAATTCTCGGTTCCTGATACGGGTCCGCCGAGCATGTACAGAAGTCGCGGCCATTCGAGCGGAAGCGAAAATGAAAAGGTTTTTAAAATAATTATGGATTACAAGATCTTACCTCCAGATCAGCAATTACCTGTAGAACGGGTGAAAGAGATCATGGATGGGCCGTTCGCTGCAGTTATTCGGTACGAACATTTGTACTTTATTATCGGCGAAGAAGATGAAGCAATCAGAGACAGAGACAGGACCGACAAAGATCGGCTTTGGGCTTCCGTCTTGGACATGAGAAGCCGGCAGTCTATATCTATCACAGAGGCCGCCGACATCGTTAGCGACTATTTAAAATCGACGGCTTTAGTATTGTCCGGCGCGCTGTCGGCCGCAGATACTCTGAGATTCCTTGAAAATGGAGGCAATAAATGGACCCCGGCTTTTATAGCTCTTCGGTGTAATCCTATGATCGCCCCAAAAGACCGAGATTCGGGCTCCTATCCCGGTTATTCTAACCGGAACAAGAAATGGGACGGAATTATATACGAGTATACAATCGGCAAAAAGTTGATGGAATTTCTAAAATGAAACTGCCCGAAACGCTAGAAGAAAAGATCTTGTTCGCTAAAGTGGTTTACTTCCCGCTATGCGACGATTACCTTCCTGGAATAACCAAAGGTGAGGCATTTGGCCCCAACCCGGCAACTCTGTTCCGCTCATTTTGCGAAGCCCTAACGATGAAAGTGCCAGAATATGACACAGAGGCCTCATCTTTTAGGGGTACGCCGTGGTTTATAGTAGCCGCCTACATTCTAAACAGTCCGGATTCCGAATGGATAGATTACGGATACGGCACCAGCCGAATATTAAAAAAACTCATCTACAGCATTAGGGAAGGCCGGCCATACGTGCCCCCGTTCGGAGACCGAGGAACTGCCAATACCCCAGAATTAATACGTCAGTATCAAGCTGAAGCCAAACTGATTAAATTTTTAAGTTAGGCCCCATAGATCCAAACCACGTCCGAATGCAATTCGTCCTGGACGTCTATGGTCGGGTTGGCTTCGGTATTTACGTAATCGGTACGGGTGTCATTGCCTGCCCCGCCCCAACCATAATCGGACGGGTAAACCACGACGATTTCTAGCTTAATACCAAGGGCTATGATCTTATCTAGGATGTATTGGCAATATTCACGGGCCAAGTACGTACCCGTAACATAAGTGCCACGATCCGAGCCATCCGGCGAACTGGTGAAATAATTCGACGATAATAAGGATATGTCCGAACCCACGGAATGAGTGTATTTTAGACGGTACGAAGGATTGAACACGATAGATCCAGTGGTAGAACCGATTATGGGAACTACTTCCTGAGTGTCCTTGTTCAGATCAAGTATGACATATCCGGCCGTGTCAGGTATCCCGGCGGCAACGATACCAGTAGCCAAAACATCCCGGTAGGATTCACCGGCTTTAATTTCTTGATTCAAAACTATAGACTTCGAAGTCAAAACGTAACCCGAACCCGGATCGTAAATATACGAACTGGGAAAAGTCGGATTCTCGTCCGTAATTACCGGCACGTCCGATAAAGTTACAAAAGCATTTGATTTTTTAGTATCGTCCGTATACAGAGCCCAAGAATCTACGTCTAGTGGACTAGTTGATACTGCCGGGTTGGGGGCGATTGCGATGTACAAGAAGCCAGAATAGTCGACGATATCGCCAATCGCGTAGGTATTCGCCGAATTGAACGCAGGATAGTTCATAGAAGCCAAAGACCGGACACCGTGGGGGATTTTCATCACGACGGTAGTCACGCCGCCTTCGCGCTTCGCGTACTGTAAGGAAGTGTCCGCGACTTTCCACCATAGGGGTGATATGTCGGGAGTATTGGCCAGGTTTGCATTTTGCAGGCTTTGGTATTGCAGTCCGTTATAGCTTACAATTTGGTTTAGGAAATAATTTTGCCCAGAAGACCAGGCTTCGAAGGTCAAAGTGCCGCCAAATGCCCAATTGTCGTATCCGGGGGAAGCCCAAGACAAAGCGTAGTCATTTAGAACGCTAACCCGCTGAGAGTCGACAATCAAAGACCCGAACGAACCTTCAATATCTGCGGTCGAGATGCCGTATTTAAGGTGGGCGGCGCCTATGATTCCGCGTTCAATAACGCGGGTCGTAGCCGGTAAGTAGATTTTAAGAAGCTCTTTGGTGGGCTCCCACGCTAGAGCATAACGCTTGCGGAAGTTCGCCCGCATAGTCTTAGGTCTTTGGAACCGTAGAGAATTATAGTTACCCTGGTTAACCGAAATAACTTCCGAACCGCCCACTACGGGGGTGGGGCACAAGATCTCAAAATAGGATGTCCCGACTACGTCAGGGTTTACGGCCACAATAGGAAAGCTGCCTCGAAGATCCGAAACCGCCGCACCGACATTATTAAAGCCGCTACCATATATCAAAGCTTCGTCGCCGATTTTAAGAGTATCGAGACCGGGATCTTGGTTTCCGCCCCAAGTATAACGCAGGTTATTACCGCGGCGAGTGATTTGCCAATTGGTCCAAGTCACTACGGAATCGGGGTCTTGTACATTTTCAACGAGGGTTTCAAATCCCATCGGAATTTCCATCTCGCCGCCGTTGATACGGATGTACCCCACAGGTCCAATAGCCCCCGAGAATACCCGAACGGATCTAGCACCAGTTTCGGCGTCAACGTATTCGTCCGCGAACATATTAAGGCCCTGCGTGCGGAAGGACCGAGTCATCGCCGCCGCCACGTCGGCCGCTTTAGCAGAAGCGAGCCCGCCTACGGGATAGTCACTGGCTATCACTTCGTAAACGATTGCCTTACCGTCTACGTCAAAAAGGAGCTGCATACCGGGGGTGAGCTGGTAGGGTTCGGTAACGGATTGCAAATAGGCACGGGTTGCTTCAGCGCCGTAGAAAGTTTCAAGGACTTCGTGGATAATGGTCGTAACTTGCTTTACGTTCCAAGTGTCAATCGTGAGCTTGCGGAAAATGAAATCCGCCAGTCCTAGATCTTCTGGCTGGGAAAAACCAACATCACCAGCACGCATCTTGAGCCAATTATCGCTAGCCGTCGAAATGTAAAGTTGGTTTAAAGTCGATACCCGGAAATCTTCTAGTCGCTGGCCTTCGACTTCCATGGCGTCAAGCATCGCTTCAATTTCGCTACCTTGACAGAAAGGTGAGATGCAGGCCCGAAGAAGATCGCGAACGCTACTCATAATCAGCCGCCTACCAAGGTGACGAGAATATCCGAATCGATATCGATAATACGGGCTACTTCGCCGATAGAAACAGTAATCAGGCCGTTTACAGATATCGTGGGAGCTACAGGTGTGATTTCTACCGTAATGATACCGGAAACCTCTTGAGCTTCGGCTGCCGCAGCGGATATCGAAAGCGCCTTGCCTACTCCGAGCGAATTCACATAGGAGAATATAGCATTTTTAACGGCTTCTATAACGTCACCGGAAGGAATACCCGTCTTCACGCGGATCGTAGCCGACAGTTTAATACGGCGACGAATAGGAGGCTGAATATCGATATCTGCGCCAGCAGCACGGATACCAGCCAGGGCGGGGTCCGTGGGGTCACCGTAGATAACTTTGTACAGTTCTTTGATAAGACCGCCAGAATAACGGTAACCGTCGAGTCCAAGCTTCGTGCCGGTATCGAGCCCCAGCTTGCCTTCAGCTTGGATATACCCGCCGTAGGAATTATCAACCCGGTCAATAAGGTTAGGCGTACTAACCGAAATAAAGGAGAAGTCTTGCCCTACTTCCGAAGCCCCAGTACCCACTACTTGCTTGTAAAGTACTAAGGGGGACTTTTCTACGATGGTGAAGTTCGGGGATTGTACACCGAGCTGTACTGAAGCCTTAGAAGCAAAGCCGGAGTATTGCTGCCAATAGCTACTGGAAGGCGGCTGTACGGACGGAGCGGGATTGGCAATCGTCGACACGTAGACGTTGCCTGCGAACTGCACGATGGCGCCTATTGGGTACGACACGCTCGAATTAAACTCGTCAGCGGGCGGGGTCAAAGATATACTCGCAACCCAAGGGTTAGCGGGCGGTGTTGTACTTTCTTCGTTCACGTAGTAGGAGCCTACGTTTTCTTGGCCTAAGATGTTTCCAGAAATACGTATAAGGTCTCCCGATTGTACGGAATCATGGCTGTAGAAGGTTAGGTAGCCGGCCGGGATGGATTCGATAGCTTGTTCTACGCCGTTAGTATTTTCAACCCAAAAAGCGTCGCCATATACGCGAACTACTTTGTAGATACCCCGGTTCGAAGCCGAGAACGGACTGCTAGAAATAATAGAACCAGTGGAAGATACCGGGCCTTCGTCAGCCGCAGTTTGGGCAAAAGAAACTGTGGTACTGGTGACGGAACTGAGAATCCAAGAACCGTCGATACTGACAGTGCCGCCGCTACCTACTACGGCCACGCGGTCGCCTACTACGTATCCATGTGTGCCGCCGGCAATAGTCGCCGTAACCGCGTTCGAAGTACGAGTCCAAGCGGTCAGCGCACCAGATTTCTGGTCGTTTAGTGAAGGCGATTGCAGCGCTCTGGCTGTTTGTGCGAAAGCGACGGAGCCTTGGTTCGCACCAGTTTGTGCGAATACCATGGTGTTGGCCGTCGTAGCCGTAAGTTCGTAGGTCCCGTCGAAGGGGGTATTCACGAAAGTTACTTGATTGCCTTTAGCAAAGCCGTGCGCGGTCTTATTGACCGTGATAACGTTCGAAGTCCTGGACCAAGTGTCGGAAGTAGTCAAGTTGACGTAATTCGCTTTGGATCTGATGCGGACCCAGTCGCCTTCTTGTACGGGGGGCTTTTTGACTGTGAGGGCTACGGTAGTACCGGAAGCCGTAGCGTTCGTGTCGATAAGAATCATACCTTCGTCGACAAAAGTAATGCGGGCACCAGCAGGGATGCCAGTACCGCTAATTTCTTGGCCCACAAAGATTCCAGAGATAGAACTCACATTTGTAATAAGTCTGGTGCCGGGAGCGGTGTCGCCCGTGATAGCCACGTTTGCCCATCCGGACAAGTTTAGGCTGGGTCCGGCGACCTGCTGGAATGCTAGGAAGTTACCGTGCTTTTCTACCTTAAGATCTTGACCGGAAGCAAAGTTCACGTTAGCGCGTTCTACGGAGAAAGAGCCTTCGCCCTTAATAACCGCGGCATTGTTACCAATGAGGGCGATTTCGGTAAGGCTGGTAATCTGATTGATCTTGTTGCGAACGACAGTATTGGCCGCCTTAACGAAATGAGGGGCAACCATTCCGAGTCTGAGATCGCGGGCTACGTCGAATCCCGGCTGGCCGGATCTCGTTTGACCGGAACCCGAAACCGCGGCGGCGTGCTCGTTAGCGCGGCCTCCGGAGAGTTGTACTCCGCCAGCGGATCCGAAGGTATTCGTGCGAACTTGCCAAATAGATTCAGTTTGGCCCGAACCTACGGAAGACACGTTAGAAACTCCGGTAACCGTGAGGCGGCCCCAGAATCTAGACAAATGTTCCGCGTTGGCGGCAATGAGATATCCGATATCGCCAGCTGCGAGATCTACGAGGGCTTTCTTGAGCGTAAAGTTGAGGGGCGGGGGAGAAGCCGAAAGGTCAGAAGTCTTAATGAAGGATTCGGCGGACCCAAAACCGACAACATACTGGAGAGCAGTCCAAGACCAGCCTGATTCCGTAACAGCGGCTTCGGTAGGCTTAGCAAGGCGCTTCAGCGAGCGAACGACAATCTTGGTGCCGGTTACCGACAACACTTGCAGGGGTTGGGCGTGAATATCATCTTGGAGGGTGTAGGCCGTAGGTGCGGAGCCTCTATTTAAAGTAATAATGGCACCTTTACTGAATGGAGGAGCCGAGGGTAAAGTTATCGTGCGGTCGTATTCTCCGTAGAAAGGTTCAATAGTGATACTTACGCTACCGCCGGAAGAATAATATCTACCGCCGCCGGCATCGATGGTGGCTACCATAGTTGCACCCGGAGTAGGGGCGGTAACAGGAGTAGCCATGAAAGAAGCAAGACCGTTGGCGGAATCTTCGATGTAGGCCTTGATACTAGCTTGAGTCGCGGAGATTGGGTATATCTTGAGGCTGTCGTCGGCATTTAGGCTCTTCGACAGCGTGCCATAAATAGCGGTGGGCTGTTGATCCGCTCTGCCCGAAGATATAGCCGTAGTAAGACCGTTCACTTCGCCGCCTACGGGATCAATAGCGCTATAGAATTCGTTCGGATTAGTTACATGTGTAATAGTACGGACGCCATTAAATGACGTGAACGGAGCGGGTATGTTAGAACCCTTATACTTATTGCCGGCCACCATGTTGTGGGGGTCGGCCGTTACGTAGCGGCGCAAAATAGTTTGGCTCAAGGTCGCCGGGATTACTTCCCAATAACCTACCGATCCAGTCGGGAAGCCCCAATTATCTTGTAGGGCTACGTAGTAGATACCGCCGTCTTCGACGTAGTCACCAATCTTATAGGTGGTCAAACTGTTCCATGGATTACGAAGACTCAGTTTCACGGCGACTACAGTGCCGCCGTTGATACTCAGATCGGGGTCATATTCGAACTGCGAAGTCGTGGCGTTTTGTACTTCGGATACGGAATTGTAGTCTGTGTAGTCTACGTTACTGATACCGACTTGCTGGCCATCTGCGAGGCCGTGGGGCGCAGAAGTCGTGACCTGGGCGCGGCCAAAGCCATAAGCCAAGGTTTCAGTAGCGGGAGAAGGGTACACAATATTTGTAATAGCTACCGCACCAGGTTCAGCCTGAAATACTCCGGCTGGACCTTCGATAGTGATCGAAGTCGCGCTAACAGCCGTGATCTTGTAGATGCCCTTGTTTGAAGGAAGGAAGCTGGTGAGAGGACCGATGTTGGCAATATCACCGATAACCACGCCAGCGGCGGGGAAGTTCGGTGCCGTACCGGCAGCCCAAGAATAGATAGCCGTTTGGCGGTTACCCACCGGAGCGTTTACCGTTACAACAAATGAGGTCGTGTCATCCCAATTTGCGGTGCGAGCTGCACCTGATTCGAGTGTAATGGCGATATCAGTAATCGGGCCTTGGTTGATTTCGTGGGAATGAGAAAGTCCGCCGTCTTGTGGATAACGAAGCGAAATGCCGGATCTTGAGCCGGAAGGGCCGAAATCTGCATACTTAAAGCTCATACCCTGTTCTACAAGCTTGGCTTGAGTCCAGAACTTGAAGTTATTAAAATTGAAGTCGCGGAAGACCTGGGGATCGTTCAGATCTAAAACGCCCTCGTCGTCATTGAGCGTCATCTGGGTCGAAGTCGGCGAAGCGCCTACGGACACTCGGCGAGATACGGAGGTGGCAAAACTCTTAGCGGAAGTATCTTTGTCGATAACAAAGGATACCTTATCGGCGACGTCGAATCCTAGGCCTTGGCGAAGGATGAATTCGTCATTTAAGGCGTATGGTTTAGTGAGTCCGCGGCGAAAGGGTTCTAGACGCAAAGTCGTCGTATTGTAGTCGGCGACTTGTTCTACTACGTCTTGGTTAGAAGAACCGTAGATGTAGTTTTGCAGTTCGGGGGTTAAAGCATCGCGGATATCGTAAGGTTTTTTGTACTGAATAAGTTCGTTACGGGTACCGCCGGCTCGCAGATAGGATTTTTCACCGGCTACGGAATAGGGGTCGCCGGCCAGGCCGTTATCGTCGATAGTATTGGCGGGGGTAGAATTCGCCGAACGCAGGATTTTGAAGGTAGGCATGCCGAGCATATCTTCTTTGCCGGGAGCTACGAAGCCTGCATGAGAAGGAACGGCAGTATATTTACCGGGCTTAAAGCCGGCGCTATCGGCCGAAACGGAAACGGCAGCGAAGAAGATCTCTGATACCGCGTCATCGTATGATTTGGATTCTACGCGAACGCGGGATTCGACCACACTGGCTTCGATGCCGACCAAAGCTTGGTTTAGCTGATCTCGGAGCTGTGATCTGGTATACACGCCCGAGGGTATCGAAGCGTATTGCATGGGCTCTACGGATCTTATAATCAAGAATCTAGAGGAAGTGGGGAGGACTACGGATCCAGCTACCCCGGTAGGGTTTTGAATGGTAATCGTATTCTTGGGAGCGCCGGCTGCAATGGCTGCTACACGGAACCGCCCGAGGTTATTGGCGTTCAGGGAGAAACTATCGGTCCCGTCTTTCCACATCACGAGCCAATCACCGGGTTTAACATCCTGGAAAGCGCCGAGGGCGGCTTCATTGGAAACCGGGGTAACGGTCACATCTTGCAGCCCGCCCGAGGCGTTGCCGAAATTGATGGCAGATACGAAGTCGATGTAGGTAGGCACGAACGCAGCGGCGCCATCGATTACCGCGAAAATCTGGATGTCTGACCCGAAAGAAGTAGTATTGGAAAGCTCACCGGTTTCAAGTTTGGCTCTAGTGAATTCGGAGCCGGCGGTGATAGAATCACCGGATTCGAGCGGGGTATTCAATTGCAATTGACCGGTCTTGAGGTTCAACTGATAATCCGAGCCCTGCCCTACAGAAGTTACCGAGGGGGCACTCTGACCAAACATGGCGCTACCGATATTATCGGCACTAGTAGGTCCGGTGTAGATTTCGATGGCCGCGGCGTTTACGGATCCGGATCTAGAGGTCATTTGGAGCTTGTCACCAATGACCGTAGTCAAGATGCCGGGGAGCTTATCATTAAGGACAGAAGCCCAGACCGACAAGGATGTCGAAGAACTCATGACGAGTCCGGAGCCGTATTTTTGGAAGTCACTGTCTAGAATCTGGATAGTAATAGGAGTCGTATTGTCTACGAGGTAGCTGATAGTATCACCTGATACTACCGAAGTCCATACGGACTGGGAAGCCGTCAGTACCGAAGCCGAAAAGCCTTCTAGGTAGATCGGATTGTCATTTTTGTACAAGCGCGTGCTATAGATGCGGTTTGTGGGGAAACCGAGCGCGGTATTGGCTCCGCCTGCCGACACTTTGATATTTTGGCCTGTGCGAGGGGTGATAGATACTTGCGTACCGCCGCCGGCAGTGCGGGCGAGGAACGGAAGTGCCGGACTAGCGGAATTGATGCTAGCGGCTACTTCAAATGCGTCGGCGGCATTATAAGTACGGAAATCGCTCGCGGCAAAAGTGTGGCTATAGGTGCCCACGCCTTCGATTTCTACAGTGAGGATTTCCCCGCCGATGAGGGTGTAAGGACTGGAGTTGATGGTCAATGCCGTAGCACGAACGATCATTGGGTTTTTAAGCTGGAATTCTTCTTCGCCGCCGAGGGCCTGATCGATGATCTGTTCAATGCCTACGCCGGAATCAATTGGCTCGTAGCCCGAACCGTCATCGAATATAAGGATCTGTTCGGTGCCGGCCGTGCGCTTGATAGTGGCGGAAGTGACGCGGCGCAGGTCTTCGGACGAAAATACGTTGATCGATGCCTGGATAATGGCGTCTTCCGTACCTTTGGTGCGAGCCTGTTCGTAAGCCTTGATGCGCTCGCGGAGGCTTTCATTGGTGTCATCCGGGCGGGCGTTTGTAATGGGGAGGTTGTTGAATGCGCGGGCCGCGAAAGAAAGTCCTACGACTTCAACGATGGCGCCGCGGGATACGTTACCGATAGTGCCGAATTTAGAGGCTACTACGGGGACGTTGTCGATTTGATTCTCGCCGTCGAGCAAGGTAGCCGGGGATGTAGTCTGGAATTGTACACTTTCGGTGGATACGCCTTGAGCTGTTTGCACGGTGGTATTAACGACAATGGAACGATTCCCACCTTGGGCCAGGACGACGGTTTCACCAAAATTGTGGAACTTGACTGTAGCGGAAGCAGCGTCAAGGAATATGGCGTAGTACGCGCCGCCGTTCTTGGATACGATACCGGTTTTGGCGATGTTATCATCCGGATCGATGAAGGAATCGGTACCGTAGGAGAGAGGGCCTTCTACGTTGTTAGTGCCGCGGCCGATGTAAAGCTGGCCGATGGCCTGGAAAGCCTGGGCGTCATTTACGTAGATAATCCGCGAACCGGCGGAAGGAGCAGGCCGGCCGCCGTAGATTTTAGTCTGGATCTTGTCAAAACTGGTGTCGATAATGGACACGAGACCGGTTGAAGCCGTAGCCGAATAGATGGGAACTTTACGGTCGATAGCCAGGGCCTTGAGGGCATCTTCGGAAGCGCGGTCAATGGACAAAGACGAGGCCATGGCGAGCATATCGCCCGACGACCTAAAGCCAGCCCGGCCAAAAGCTTCGAATATGGATAACACCACCGAACCAGGGTTTAGATCGTTAACTACCTTGGTTTTGGCCAAGAAGGTTTCGATCATTTTCCCGATAATTTCTTCCGGGGTTTTGATCTGGGGTGTATCCGCCACTTTAAGCTCCTGATTTCATTTATATTTGTAGGTCGAAGGTAATTATACCCCAACCTGGGTGCCGGCTGGCTAAAGGCGTAGCCAAGGCAAAGGCTCTGCTATAGGCTAAGATTAGGTAATTACTACCCTTATAGCCCCTTGGATTTTTAGCCTTGACCTGACTTTGACGGACCGATATCCTTAGTGAATGGAGCAAGTAATCATCTCAAAATTCTTTGACGAAATTGATCTCGGCAAGTTCTTGGACCGCATCGAGGAAAAAGACCAGGTTTTCTATATTACCGTCGATATCGAAGACGCCGTGGAGCTTCGGCACGACCGCCGAAAGATCTATTTACTTGGCGGGGCTCGTATTAGCCCTGTAATTTCACAGTGATAGGCCCGTCATGAGCAAAAAACTAAAGGACTTGGCCCGTACCTGGGCCGACTATTTTTCGATCCAGGGCGAATTCCGCGATCATTTGGTCACGGGTGCCGATATTGACGACCAAACGGTCTATTTATACCCGGCCGGCACAACCATAGATACCGCCAACCCGGCCGACCTAGCTGAGAAATCCTCTTTGATCCTCCACTTTGATACTTTCATGGCTTTTACCGACCGCGTCGAAGTTGTCAAGAACCGCGCCGTGAGCGCTTGGTCTAACATTGATGGGCCGGTGGGTATTATGGCCCAATCCGACTTTTTGACCAAATACCGGGGCGGTATCTTGCCGGCGCATGCCAAATGTGACTGCGGAGCTAAGTTCACGTCTTTTAAGGATAATCATTATTCTTGGTGTGCGGCATTTGTCGCTTCAAAATAACATTGCCTTGGACTGATGACTTCTATATAATAGTGTCATGTCAAACATCATCGATTTTGCTTCGACCAAGAACAAGATGCAAATCTCCAAATTTGAGAATTGGCAATCTGAACCCGGACTTGAATATACCGAAATCGAAGATTTAGCTTTTTTGGCAGACCTTGGGCTTGTAGAAAATCCCTTGACTGGCTATCCGGCGGAAGGTAATCTTAAATCATGAAGCTTGATATTAAGATCCTACTTATTATTGGGCTCGTTTCATCATTAGGGCTCAACATTGCCGGGGGCATGCTTCTTAATCAGCAATATAGCACCTACGAATACACCAAGGCTAATGTGGTGCGTTCATATGCTTTAGGGTGTGCGCTGGGGTATTCTACCGCGACCGACAATATCGGCGACATGGAATCGATCTGTAGACGCTTTTCCGAGAAATTCGGCGAAGCTTTATCTGTAAGCGTTAAAACATTGAATGGAGACTCGAAATGACCCATATTTTGGCAATTACCTGGACCTTGGTGCTCGGGCTATCACCGCTGCTTTTATTGGCCGCCATAGAGTCGATTCGGCGACACAACATTGTAAAAATAGGAGTATTGAAGCTGCGGGCTATGTTTGACCCGACACTGTCTGCGATCCTTCGCGGGGACTCGGAAGTTTTTTATGCCGACCTCAAGGCTGGCAGGGTTAATTCGAAACATCTAAACGTCGCTTTAAATTCCGGAGATGAATATGTCCGCTGGCTTGCTATTAATATGGGGGGCATGGAACTGGAAGCATGCCATTATGTAAAAGCACTCAAAGATTCGGACGTAGAAGTTCGAAAATCTGCAGCTAAAGATACCGCTATGCCTCGCTATCTTATCGAGGAAGCCATGCGGGATGCCCATGTAGCCGTAAGGGAAGCCGCTGCCTCTAATGGGATGAGCGGGCATACGGCGCAAATGATGGCCGTTCAGGATCCGGAATCTTCGGTTAAATGGGCATTACTCCGGGGCTTCATGGCTCGTGACGTGGCGGTACTCGGAATGATGGATGCCGACCCATTTTTCAGGGCTGCGCTGATCAAAAAGCCGGCGGCACGCACTGCAGCAATGGTTTTGGCGGCACTGAAAGATAAAGACAAGATGGTTGTAGAATCGGCAAGAGAAGTAGCTAAAGAGTATTTCCCGCAGCTGCTCAAGAAGAAGCCGGCCGCAAAGCGCAAGCTTAAGGCGAAGGCGAAGGCGAAAGCCAAAAAGAAATAATTAGCTTATTTTAGCAACGGGAACGCCGGTACCGGCTCCCGTGCGGGGGATCGACGAGTATCCGAATCTACGGATTTCGGAGGTCACGACTTCTGAGACCAGTTTCCAGAACTGGGTATTGTATTTATTTTTCTTAAATCCCGAAGTCTTTTGCATCTGCAGAGCCATACCTGCGGGAGTCCATCCGGAAAAATTAGCAGCCCGGCCAGCGGCAGTGCCGGTAACCGTAGCTTTGGCGCACTCGCTAACTACGGCGGCGCCTATAGCCTTAGTCAGATCCGAACCTATTGGCGTCGAATCCCCAAACTGCTTTTTCATTCGGATTGCCATCTCGGAGGCGATACGCTGGGAGGATATACCCTTAATGCCTATACCCGCAGAACCTAGCCCGCCCGAAGGAGTTATACGGCCGACACCTTTTTTAAGACTGATAACTACGCCCGTAGCTATGGCCTTGGTAAAAGCTCGCATATATTTATTGCGGGGCTTGGCGTCAGAGTGTCTTTTAAGGATGGAGTCCACGAACTTCTTCTGTAGCGACGAAGACAGTCTGGGGACGCTCAAAGGCATGGCTAGCCCCTGAGGTTTACGCTAAGGGGTAGTGAAAGGCCGGTTTGAGGCACGTCGATCATAACGTCGATGCGAAGCGTAGGTCCGGATTTAGAAATTTTGGAGTAAAGAATTTCCCCGAATCTAGGATCTAGGGCGAAAGTTGTAGCCAGTGACGAAGATACCTTTTGGGCAGTGATGTCGGCCGTAGAGGTACCGGCCTGGATCCCGACGCCATAGTTCGGATGCTGGAGTAGGGAGCCCAAAGGAGTTACGAGCTTGAGCTTGCCGGCTTGGATGATGTTGGCCATACCGGCCGATATCTCCACATCGCCATTGGGTAGCATGGCTAGGTCGCCTTCTGTGGTAAGGGCGATATCAACCTGGGCCATTGCGGCGACTACGGACTGGTCATTGACTTCCGGTGCTAGACGCAATGTTTCGAATATTGTAGAAGGCGCTCCATCCGAGGGGATATAAAGCATCATGTTCGAGTTTATAGTACCGGAACGGTAATATTTGACCGTAGCAGAAACCGATTCGGAATAGCCCGTGGCGTCCTGATCGATATCAACCAAGTGAACAGTTTGGGATAAAGACTGGATATTGCGAACCTTGGCACTCAAAAAGGGGAGTCCGCCGGCTTCTAAGAGTACAGACTTGCCAACATATAGGCCGTCCACGTTGGATAACTTAATCGTCGCGCCCGAAGTAGAACCAACTACCGACTTAGTAATACCAACTTCGTCAATGTAGGGGGCCTGCAAGCCGTTGAGGGCCGCGATTTCTAACCACCTGCCTGCATCGCCTAAATAGCGAGCGGAGATCTGTTCTAAAGATGCCCCGAGCGGGGTAGGTACCGCAATTTTAGACGACGGCAGTGCCAGATCGAGCCCGTTATCGTTTGCTAGGGTCGTGTAAAAATCCACGTAGTTTTGGATCGAATTGTCCAAATCGCGCTTCGAATTGATAAGCAAGGAGTACTGATCAAGGACATCTTGTACGGCCAGCATGGTTTCTACAGTGGATAGTGTCACCGGGCGAACGTTAGTGGAATTTTGCCCGAAGTTCTTGAGGGTGTTGTAGGTATCAGAGCCTCGTCCAAGACGGTTAGATATGGCGGCCGAAGTGGCTTCGATGTCGTCCCTGGTGCGGATAAAGTCCGATACTTGCAGTTTCGATACGCTGTCGATCTCGGCATTGATCTTGGTTTGTATTGAGCTAGGAACATCTAGGAAGTCTACAGGAATGGCTTCAAAAAAGTCGTTGTATTTGTCGGTGCGGTCGAAGATATCATCGATGATCGTTTGTACCTTGGGGGATACGGATTGATCTGCAAGCGAAGTGGAAGTCTGATCTAAAAGACCGGCCTTTACGAGCTTATCTAGTACCTTTTTAATAGCGACGTTCGAACTAAGGAGAATAAGGCGGTCATACACGTCGGCGGCATTTTGTACGAAATAGGACTTGAAAAACTTCTTGGAGTTATCCGACAAATCGTTTAGGTTGATTTGCTGACCGGTCATGCGCTTGGAGTAAAGACTGGCGATGGTCGCATATTCGTATACTTTTTTAAGAATAGGGTCCATCTTAGAGTTTCCTTACCGCGAGTACTTTCTTGGCGTTTGCTATGGAAGCCACGCCCGCCGCTGCGCCGAGAATTCGGCCCGCCGCGCCCGAAAGCCGGCCCGCGTCGGTTTGCGTTTGGCCTTCATAGCCCCACGCCACAAGTTCTATTGTATAATCATACTCTAAGGTGGCGGCACGCTTAGACCAGTTGAAGCTCCGAACCGTGCATTGGTAGTAAACTTGGTCCTTTTCGAGTTCTAGGACGACGTAAAGCTGGGATAAGTCGCTCGGACCACCCGGATTGCCCGTATTCAGCTTCTTGATATTCGAATAAAGATCGAAGAAGGTCACAAGCTGGTGGAATTTCCAGTAGCCCGTTTGATAAATCGGGTTGTTGAGGCTTAGACTAAAAGTATTGTTCCCTAAGGTCAGAGGTTCGGAGAACAAGGATAAATCTGCGATCTCGTCGACCTGCTGGGCGCCCGTAGAGCCAAAACCCGTGTTGAGACTGGTGATGGTACTAATAGCCTTGCTCACTACACCAAATGCCGCGTCAAAGGCGGAAGCGCCGCCGTTGGTACTAGAAGCGTCGAGCTTTTGACCTACACCGTTAAATAGTGGACGAGCCGGCGCGACACCGGTAGTCCCGCGAATGGTAACAAAACGCAGGGGGGCGCCGTTGTGCTGTTCGGCGATACCATTTAGGGTAACGGCGGTATTGGACATCATGGGCATTCTGACGTCGATCTGGTTGGGTGCTATGGGTAATACTACGGAAAATGGAATCTCATCGGGCGGGGTGTCCGACATGATGAGGCTCGCGGCTTTTTTAATGGTATTCGTGATGGGGTTGCTGCCCGTCGTGCTGCTAGTTTTGGAGCCGTAGGTTCTTACGGCCTTGAGGAAATCGGCCTTAGAGTACGGACCAAAGCGCAAGGTGTAAGGGTAGATCTTATTCCAGCGAGTAGCGGAGGATTGCTTAAGGGCGTGAAGTTTAGAGAAACCATCAAAGTTTTCAATGACGGCATTTTTCTTTTTGCCCTGAAACTTGTCGAGGGCGGCGATTACCGCCGAAGCGAACGGTAGTGCATTTGCCGCGGCATTTAAAGATTTAGAAGCCATTTTATCCTGCCTTTACGTTTTTAACGCCGCGGATAGGTATCCCGGTAATATAGTCTCGTTTGTAAGTGCCCAGCACGCCGGAAGTTACGACCGTGCCCTTGGAGCCGTTAAGCTTGATAGTCTTGGCTTTAATGTCCGCGTCGCCCGTCACTTTGGCCGTAAGGTTACCTTTTATATTGAGCTGCATGTCTTTGGCGTTTACAGTTATCTTCTTGGTTTTTTGGTCGATTTCGATAGATTCGCCGGCACCATCCGAAATTGTGATCTTAGCCGCGGCCTTATCTATAGTGATTTCGTTCTTGGCACCATCGCGGATTACGACCTTGGCCTTTTCGACTCTGATTTCGGTGCCGTCGTCGTGCTTTACAGAATAGGTCTCGGATTTATCGATATTACGGGTGATCTTGTTGAACCGAGAGATCCAGTGGTGGCCGCGATCTTCGGGGTACGACACGCCGGTATTGAGCATTCCGCCGATAATAATGGCCGATTCGGGATTGCCGAGTACGCACTGCACCGTTACGCGCTGGTTGATTCTAAGGGAAAACACTTCGTAGTCGTCATTGCCGCCGAAACGGTCGGAGAGTATACAGTGTAGTGGCAAATGAGAATTAGTTTCCCCTACGGCGTCAACGAGGTATTCGTACTGGGCTTTGGATTTGTTCAGAGGGTCGGAAGGCGGATAGATAGCAGAAACCACTCCTTGTACGGTGTAGACCTGCGAATAAGTATAGCCCGAGTTCTTGAGGGAAGTCTGGGACATGAATGACGGTATTACCGGGAAGAATGTTTCGCTCATTATTTCTTCCTATTTCGTGTATCGGTCTTACGGTAAGACCGGTTAAAGTTCTTAAGAGTAGCATTAGGGGTTTGAGGCAATTGGCCACGCAGGCTATTGCCATAAAGATCGGAGCTAGAATCGCCGTCCAGGTCTTTTGCTACCATGCCATTTGAAAGGGATAGATTCGTAGTAAAGGACTTGGAGCCATCGCTGGTGATTTGGCACTGGTGATTGATAGCTTCGATATGGAATACGTGGTCTCCATACTGCACATTATCACCTTCGCAGATGGGTTCTTGTACGCCCATCATGGAAAGCTGACCGGAAAGCTTGAGGTGCGAATTAAATACCCAATCGGCCAGCATGACGGCCCAAATAGGGGAAAAGAATGTCGCCGAAGTGGTGGTAAAGGGCGAGTCGAAGGGGGTTTCCTTAATAAGGGCGCGAAGACCGTGGCGCTTGATGTCACCTTCGTCATAGACAAAGTTTCCTAAGATGAACTGCTTGGTTTTTTGGAATTCCTGGGAGGCTCCGTTAGCAAGCGACGAGCCTACACTGAGACCGGACTGGAACTGGTTAGAAATAACCTGCACGTAGTTGACGCGCATAGAATCGGACAGTCCGAAACGCTGGTTCATAGTAACAGACTTATCAACTATCCATCTGGGCAAATTCGCGAAATAAGTGTATTTCTGGGATTTCTTAACTTCATTTTCTACGACTTCAGGGAGCTTAGCCGTAACGGCCGTGTTATTGCCGTCATTGCCGAAGGTCTTGGCGTTCTTTTTGCCCATCAGCTGTTTGATGAAGTTGGTAGTAAAGGGGATCTGACGGGCGACGATGGTCGGGCGTATGCCGCCTACGGGGTCAAATCGCATGCACGTAAACATTTCGTTACATACGTCGTTGAGGTACATGGATACGATAGATTGCAGGGCGGTATTGTTCCAAGGTGCGGCAGTGATTTGGCAATAGCCCTTTAGGTCGGTAGAATCCCGGAAGGGGAAGTTACGGCGCAGTCCGGCCGGAGAGAAAGACTCTTCTGCGGGACGATTGCCTACTACTTGGTATTGTTCTATGCCCGTGTCTATGTAGAGAGTTTCGACATAAGTCTTGTTGGTACTAAAACCCAGGACGGAAGCCACGCTGCGGGGGACTAGCATTTCGGAATTAAAGGAAGGCTTTACTTCGAACCCGTTCTCGGCGCGGATAGGCGCGGCATCTTTTAGGATTTGCTGCGGGCCGGAACCAAGGAAGACTCTAAGGAAGAACTTGATAACTTCGTTCGGGTAGTTCCAGCCCCTAGTGTTGTTTTTAACCAGGTCTTCTAGTCCGTTTTTATCTACTTTGGATAGGAAATATTGCGACGACCCAAGGTTAGCGCCGGGAGATACGATATATTTGTCGGCGGCGCTGGTAAAGAAAACCGAAGTGTCGAGTTCGGAGAACATTTCGGCTTCGATAGAAGCCGTATTGGTGGGCATTCCGTTAACTGAAACGGAGGCGCCTTCGGAAACACTAGTAACTTTGCCTAAAAACTTGAAGCCCGATTTAAAATCATTTAGAGTGCCGTAGCTAGCGCCCGAGCTAAAAGCCTGCTCGATCTCGTCGATCTTGTCGGCGCTATTGGCCATCCAAATACCCACGTAGTCGTAGGGTTTTACTTCATTGATATAGTTCAGATCGGTTAAAAGGAGTTGTATGTTCGCCTGTTTCTTGTAACTACCCTTGGGGCGGTTCACTCCGACACTTATAGCATCGCTACGGATAATGATCGGGAAGGTAAGGCTGAGGGGTTCCACGTTTGTCGCTTTATAGCCGACGCGGGGATCTTGAAATCGCCAGATTACGACGAGCCAATCCGGGGAGGTCTGGTGCGTGAGGCCATTGCGGGTAATGGGGTAGGAAGGGTGATTCATCCCTTACCTCTTAATACCGTTGATGGCCGGATTTGTGCCGCCATTTACGATACTGCGGCGCAGTCCGGCAGCGGCTTCTGAAATGTCTTTGGCAGCGGCTTTTGTTCCTTCGCCAATCATTCGGCGAAAGTCTTCCGCGGAGGCTTGTATTGTTTTTGTGATTTCAGCTAGGCCCTCGGCCTGATTTTTCTTGGTTTCCGTGGAATCCGTAGCCTGCTTGGGAATATTTTCCGGAGCCGTAGTGGACCTCTTTCCATAAATAGACCCAGCATACGCGGCACCAAAGGCGGTCTGGTCCGCTTGACCCATCTTGGCACCTTCGGCAATACCCTGGGCCTCTTCGGCGGATCCGAATATACCCCGCATAGTTTCCTGGCCGAGGTTCATAAGCCCCTCTTTATCTACAACTGAAGCGCCCATCATTTTTTCGGCCGTGGCAAAGTCTGATTCATCTAGTCGACCCTTAACCATTGCGCGGCCGACCAGGGCGGCCATTTGGCTTTCGGGTATGCCGCGTTTTCTCATTTCCGCGTACATCTTCATCTGCACGTACCCGCCGCCGTAGATCGACTGATTTACATTTCCAGTTTGGCCGGCGATGGCACTTTGAGCGGCGGCGGAGTCAAACCCCCGAGATTTACCGAAGTTGAGTACCTGACCTACCTGACCCACCTGGCCGGCAATTGATCCGGCGTCCTGATACATTAGGGGCGAAGCCGCAGCCATACCAGCTGCAGTCTGTCCGATGATATCGCGACCAATCATATCATTTTCAAAGCCCCCCAGCTGAGACATAACTTGATTTCTTTCATACTCGGAAACGGCAGTTCCTTGAACTGACATCATTGTTCGGGCTAGAGACCCCATGCCAGTGCCATACATTCTTTCGAAATCGGAATGGGACGCCAATGACAAACCGCCACGAGCCATATTATTGGCAATAGCTCCAGAACTGGAATATCTGTTTAGTAGGTCTTGAGTGTACTGAGTATCTCCGGTATAACCCTCGATATCTAAAAAGGAAGAGTTCGCGAGAGAACGGCCGGCTAGGTTACCGAAGGCGGCGCCATACGACTGCTGCGCCCCGTGCATGGCATGGGCACGAGCCGTAGATTGTGAAAGACTGTCGCCCAGCATTTTATTGTATTGCAGCTGTTCTTCGCGATTCCGCGCCTCGCGGGCTCCGGAATCCATAATATAAGAGCCGAGGCCTACCGCGCCGCCAGCTACGGCGCCGGGAATACCTCCGAATACGCCCCCCGAAGCGGCGCCAGACCCTACGGCTTTTAAAAAGTCTACAAATGTCCTAGTCCCCTGTCCGGGTACATTTTCCCCGTACTTGGCGATCATTAGATTCGTGGCATCACCTCGCACGGCGTCCATAAGTCCAAATTGCTCATTTTGACGTGCGGTTATCATGGCTCTGGGGACGCCACTGATAATATTTCCGACATCGTTAATAATTTTAGCTCCACCTAGCGCGCCCATCAAGGAGCCTAGTTGTATTCCGCCACCGCCACTACCGGACAGATTACCGCCACCGAACCTACTACTGATATATCCACCAGAAGAAGGACCGCCACCTCCCGAACCGCCGCCTAAGGCAGCTGCTGCCCCGGAAACTTGGGTCTGGGCGAAACCGGCCTGTTGCGCCATTTGGGGCATGGTAAGGCCGAGTTCTTTATGCATTTCTTTAATGCGGCCGGTTAAAGTACCGACCGAATCGGAAAGCCCCTTGATGGAGGCCCCCATGCTTTCGATAACTTTTAGGGTATTGCCGGAAAAAGCCGAATTCATAGAATCGGCAAGGGGCTTTATAACTGACGAGACCTTTGTGAAGGTGCTCATTAGGTCTTGGAGGTCTTGGGAAACCTTTTGGAAGTCGGCGTCGACTCCAATTTCAATTTTAGGCTGATCTGACACTGATTATTCCCCTATGTTACCGGAATCAGGGAGTTTGTACTTGGCATCTATAAGATTAAGCAAATCGGGGTCTTCCTGCAAATTATTGTTTTTATTAGCGGTATCGGTTGTGTTTTGGGCTTCGGCTTCCTGCAGGAGGTCGTCGATCCAGTCTTCTTTAGCGGATTGTTCTTCTTCGGCTTTTTCGGGTTCGAGCACAAGTACCCGTTCTTCTTGGTATTTTTGGTGCTGCTTGTCGTCGCCCTCGTAAAGGGTCTGATATCGGTCTTCGAAGAAATGGCGCATGACATATTCGGCGTCCATGCCTTCGACTTCCATAATAGGGGTCGAAAACTTCTCGGAGAACCACCGGCAAATCTTGGCATAGGTCTGCTCAGTGGTAGGCTCTTCTGCGGATTGCAGGGCGAAGATTCGGATAGCCCTTAGGGTTTGCTCGTCGATCACGGGGACCGCCTAATTATTTTTTCTTGCCTACGAGTTTTTCCGCGACTTTTTCGGCGTCGCCAAAGAGTTTTTCTTTGCGGACTTTTTCGGCCTTACTGATCTCGCGGAGTAGGTCTTCGAGGTGGTTAACATCAAGGAGTTCCGATCCACCAATGCCGGCGGTCTTGAACCATTCGGGGGCTTCAATGACCCGGATGGCGAGCTGACCGAAGATGAAGGCATCAGCTGCAGTGCGTTCGGAGGACATCTCGGGGTTGGACCCGAGAAAGTTACGGCGAATTTGGTCGGCCTGGGCGAGTTCGCGGCGGTTAAGTAGGGTTTTAACGCGGAAATCGCCGCGGTATTTTTCACCGGTTTCGGAACCTACGGCATCCATGGTAATTACGATTTCATAAGGACTTTGCATATTTATCTCCGTTATTTCTTCTTGGATTTTTTAGTTTTTGGGGCTGGGGTTAGTTTTTTCGAAAGTTGATCAAAGACATCATGGACCACCGCAGGGGCGGCCTTATCGCTCAATCCTGGAACTGATTCCGCGGCCTTCTTAATTAAAGCTTTAAGCCCGGCCTCATCTTTTAGGGGGGCGGCCGGTGTGTCAACTGATCTTAAAGTTTCCGATATCTCGTCTGAGATTTGTTCGGCTAGCTCCGCATCTAGGGTTGTTAAAGAAACCGTGGTTCCTTCTAACTGCCTTCCGACGATACGGCTTGCATTTTGGGGGGCGTCTTGAGCCGGCACGCCGCGGAAGAACACCGGGGTTACTGCAAATAAATCTAAGATCAGGTCGCCCGAAGTAGTAGTAGGGCTGTCGGTAATAATGCGTGCGCTAACCTGGGACGGCCCCGACTTTTCGATCTTATCTACTTGAATACTAACAGAACTGCTGACGACTTCGTGCAGCATGAACATGAGGGGCACATCCGGAAGCTCGACTTCCAGCTCTAAAGTGACGATGACACCGCCGTGAGGAATATAGATACCCCCTGCGGAAGTGGCCCTCAAAAGAGGTCCGGTCGAAACCTTTCCGGCTTTAAGTTGTTTCACTGTAAAAAGATTGTTCATTCGGTTCCTCTACCTGAATAATACCACAACTTAGATGTTGACGGGCGTATTCTGGTTGGAATAATATGGATCTATGTTAGAAACATGGATCAAAATGATGATGAGCTGGGGTTTAGTTCTGATTGCCCGTCATAAGGGCCTTTCACAGGAGGCGAAGCTTGCATGTATAACCGTAGCTTGTATCTACTCTTTCTTGGCTCTTTGGAGTTTTGGGTTGGCACTGCTAAAGCGCAAGAAGTAGTTCCTTGGACTCTAGTCAGGCCACAGCCTGCCGCCCAAGAAACTATTGGTACTTTTTCTAGGAAGGTCTTCCTGGCGAACACCAACGACCTAATAGCAAGATTAAGGAAAAACGTACCGGAAGCTAGGGCCGCGGGTCCCGCAGTCGATATGATCCGTAATCCGGCCGTCCAGGAATCCATTAAGACCGAATTTGCCAAGATCACCTTTAAAGTCGAGCCCAAGATCGCCAAGCT